GAGACCCAGCTTCTTCTTGGCGTAAGCCGTGCCGTGCGAGAGGAGCTCTTGCCCAGCCTCCATACCGACCTTCTTCAAGAGTTCCAGAGCGGGACCCTTCACTTTGGACAGAATGTTGCCGAGCGAGGACATCAGCCCAGCACCACCGACGTAGCGGTGGAGCTCTTGGCGAGTCGCCGTCGGGGCGAGGGGAGCACCGATGATGTCTTGCTCGCTCAATACACCCTTGATAATGCGGGAGGAGCCACGAATGGACTCAAAGAAGCCAGAGTTCGCCGTGATGACGAAGAGCTGGGGCTGGACGCCATCTTGCCCAGTGTTGTTGTAGACCGTGAGGTTGAATTGGAGCGTGAAGTTGCCCACCAGCGACGGGGCTTGACCCGTTTGTAGGGTAATGTCTTGCGAGGGTTTGAGGACGAGGATAGAGCCCGTGAGCGGGACCTTCTGGGCACCCGTCGCAGCGGACGGAGGGTTAGAACCAGCCAGCTGACTGCCGAAACTACCCCAGCCAACACCCGTAGTTGACGCAGACGCAACGGGGCGGTAAGCGTTCTGTCCCGAGAACGCAGCACCCGTCCAAGAGAGCCAGTCCATATCCAGACCGTTCTTGACGGACATCCCGTAGAGCTCCTCCGCCGTGTGAGACGAGAGCAGACCCGAGAAGTTATCAAAGTTGACCGAGAGAGGGTTCGCAACATTACCATACGAGCGAGACGCAATCGGGAGGTAGAAGTCGCCGATGTTGGGGTCGTTGATGCCGTTCGTGGAGCCAGAGCCAGCGGGTAGGAGACCCTTCACATACACGATGAGCAGATCGGGGATCTGGGGCAGTGTGATCGTCTGCGACTGGATTTGGAGGGGAGTATCCGCAGCGATCGTGGAGGTGCCGTTCGTAATGTAGCGAGGGAACTCCATATACGGCACGACGGACTTGGGCGGTAGAGGCACATCCAGCGAAGGCGTGAGGAACTGGACGTTGACCACTGAACGCTGGAAGGGAGAAGACGCAAACTGGGTCGCCGTGAGCGTCGCATACGACTCGGGATTAGAACCAGCACCAGCCGCACCATACCCACCAATACCTTGATTCCAGCGGACGCCCGTGTAGCGAACGATACGGGTAGGGGATTGGAGATTCATAATCAGCTGGATGTTGTTGATGCCGAACAGACCCGTATCCCACTCGTGAACATCGCTGAACGTGAAGGGCGAGAGGACGAGCTTCTCCGTTGAAGTCCACTGGTAGAAGATCGTGAAGGGACCCGCACAATCAACGACACCCGAATTACCCGTAGAAGCGACGAGGGAAGGCAGACCATTGACGCAGCGGTAGGTGCCCGCAATTGCGGTGGAGGGAACCGCACCTTGCGTCGCCGTCAGCACACCATTCGTGTAGCACTTGCCCTCCACGAGAGGCTGACCCGCAGAGTCCGTGAAGACAATCTGTCCAAAAGCACCATTCTGGACACCATCGTAGTCCATCGCCGTGCCGTAGCCGTTGAGCGGGCAGTTGGGCAGACCATAGGCATCATCGTAGCACTGATACTTGTCCAGCATCGTCGGGCACGTGCGTTGGAGACGATTCTTCTTGTAGTCCGTGAGGCGTAGGACCTCCTTCAAGACATCTTGGGAGTTGATGACGCTCGTGGTGTCGTTGATCGTCGCAGTCATCGTGGAGCAGAGCGAGTTGAGCGGGAACGCCGTTAGGGCGAAATCAACGCCAGGAACGACAATAGGGAAGTTGAGTGCCCAGTTGGCGAGCGTGCCCGAAGGCGTAATCACGGACGACATCGTGACGGTAGAAGTCCACTCAACGGCACGATCTACGAACACGTTCTCGCTCGGCACATAGATGTTGTAAGTGTGCTGGGACGCCGTCGCCGAGATGGCGTTGAACGGAGCGTTCGTCAGCGACAGAGCACCCTTCTCAACGGCATAACGAGGGCGGCTCTGGACAATACGGGAATCAAAGACGGCGAGCTTCTCAATGTCGGCACTCATCTTGGTTTATACTTCTATTCACAGAAAGTTTTGGAGGGACTCACGCTCCCCATTCCTCTGTTTTGGTCGGGAGGCTCCTCTTCTTGAACATCATCTTGAAGGACACAGAAGAAAGATTCGTCATTGCGATCGGGTAGAGTTGGTTGTTGAGGCGGTTCTTCCAGAACACTTGGACATCCACTCCCGAGAGGGGCTGGTGGGATGCGAGGAAATCGCTCAAACGATACTCGGCAGACGGCACATAGTAGATAAACGATTTCCAAGAGGCAGCACCCTTGTCCATCGGCAGAGCAAGATCCGTAATCACGCGGGTGAAGGCGGACTTGGCGGTTCCTTGTGAGTTTCCAATGTTCGCTTGACCGATGATGACTGGGGCGGAGTTGGACTCGGGCTGGACGGGCATTAGAGCAGAGGCGAATACGATGGACGAGATGGGAGACCAGAGCGTATCCGTAGAGACCGTCTCTTGGGACACAATCCAGTAGACCTTCTGCTGATCAAGCGTAGAGAGCGGCTCTTCTGCGACATTGGACGCTCCGTAGGGGACATAGCCGAGAGAGGGTGTTCCAGCTTGGGGCAGTAGGCGGTAGTCGGCAACATTCGTGTAGAACTTGTTGGGGACGAGCATCTCATACACATACCCAGCGGGAGCAGCGACTCCATTACCGAAAGGACCGCCGACGAGCGTCGTGTTGTTCCAGTAGTAGAAAGGCATTGACCCGAAAAGGTTGTATAAGTTCGTGTTGAAGAAGAGCTGGAAGTGAGGAGATGAGAATTGCGAATACTGATCCGTGCCGTTCGTGAATGTCGTGAGACGCTGACCGAAGCCGTTAGAGTCAAAGTAGATGGAAAACTTCTGGGACGCTGGGTCATAGACGATCTGCGGGGCTTGAACACCTCCACCGATGCCGTTGATGAAGTCTGCGAACGTGGCGTAAGGGAAATTAGCAGCGGCATTTGGAAGACCAGAAGCGACCCACGCATCGTAGTAGGCGTAGTAGGTGTCGCACATCGCACAATTGGGTGCGAAACGAGGACTGGAAGCAGCGACCAGTCCAAGATCGGCTGGGTCAAAGATGGCGGTATTGATTTGGTCCAGCCAGTTCTGGTAGGTATAGACCCAGTAGTAATCCGTAGAAAGATCTTGCTTTTGTCCTTGCTTGTCCCCGAACAGAACCCATTGAGATGATGTCGCTGGATCAACGGCAATCTGCGGACCAAGACCCCAGTTCGTTGAGTCGCTGGGAGGAGGTGTTGTAGATGAATTGTTTAACTTCGCATAGTAAGCGATGCCTCCGTAGAGAACTAACACCCCCGCTTGGTATGTCGTTCCCGCAACCCACTGCGTCGTAGGAATCTTTGCTTGGTAGAAAGGACCACTATACGTTTGATACTTTGTGTCTATCGCCGTCTTCGTAATCACATCCCCAGCAGCATACTGCGTTCCAGAACTCCACGTGCCTTTGAACTTCAAGTTTGCGAGAGAAAGAGGAGCTGGCGAAGTGATTTGGTTCTTGTTCTGCGGTTGATACTCAATGAAGCGAGTAGGAGGGTAAGCGTTGATCGGGATGGATTGAGCAGCGGGTAGAGTAGTTCCAAGTTGAATCCAGTAGACGGTCCAATACACGCCATTCGGGACACCAGCGGGATCGGGATTGAACTGCCCATTATTAGACTTGATACACAGAGCATACTTCGTGACGCTCGCCGAAGTTATATACGATTTATACTGCCCTTCTACGACGGGTTGATTCACAACCCAAGCAGTAGCCGTTGGCTGCTGGTCGTTCACCACAAAGGTTTGGAGAGGAATAGACATTCCGTAGGTTGTGAGGTTAGGGTTCGTCTGTCCCGTGCCGTCCCGAATGCTCGGGATGAAGAGCGGAAGATCCAAGTTGGCTCCGTTCATCGTGAAACGCACGATGGAGAAGTTGTAGTTGGAAATGTCCTTGATGATAGGGTAATCACGGGTCTCGTTGAACACGATGTTCGGGTCTTGAATCGCATCACCCGTAGAGGTCTGGTCATCCGTCGTGTTGTTCACAATGTCGGCATTGTAATACACGTAGTCGGGATCGGCATCAGTCCCACCAACATACTGGACGGACGCTAACTGGCGGTTCATTTATACTACTACCCCAGTTTTTCTTCTTACTTCTTCAACTTTATATAGGTTAGACCCGATACGAAGTCGTCGGGCGAGAGACCAGTCTTATCAATAATGGCTTTGTATTGCGAGAGCGACTTATTGCCGTAAAGAAGACGAGCGACGCAATGCCGACCACACGTATTCACATCTCCTCGCTCCTTCTGGAAGGCGTGAGTGTTATAGTAGATCGGCAGACCACTCTTTCGCATCAGTTCCGTGAGGTAGGGTTGCGACTCATTCATCTGTTCCAGCCGATCTTGTGGAATATCGTCCAGCTGGTCTTCGGGCTTGTCGCCGTAAGGGTCAAAGAACTCCACGCCTCGTTTTGTGCGGAGCATACAACACCAATGCCCCGTGTGATCGTCTTCGGTGAGAAAAAGGATGATACACCTCCCTTTTGAATCAAAACAATCTTGAAGTGTTCTCTTCTTTGCGAGGTCGGGGTAGGTCATCAACGANACNNTGCCTCCCAAGAGCTTGCGAATATCGGCATCGCTCAAAGGATAATCTCGCACTTCTTCTGCGTCGGTCATTATAAATGACCAAGAATATATGGGGCTCGCCGTTCTCTGCTGATCAACGCAAGCCGAGAGAGCCAAAGGAGAAAGCCGAGCCAAAGGAGAAACCCAAGAAGATTCCTCGTTTGACGCGGAGTGATGTTCGGCTTCTATTAGATTGTCCCACCAATGCGATCAACGAATCGTTGATTGCTTGGACACAACGCTGGATGACGCAGTTGATTCAAGAGAGAGCGTTTCCGCCTCATTTGAGTCGGGCGGGAGCGTATCAATACTTACTTGACTTTCTCGGTGAGGGAGCAACAGAGGTGCTGAATACGATTCGGCGTGATCACTACGGAATCCAACGGAATGGAGATGCTGGTGTAAGTGAGTTTGACTTCTTGATGGGTGTGCCGATGGTGGTGTAAAGTCTTCCACATTGATTCCTACTCTCACTTCACGCTCACAACATTGCGAGACGAATCGTCGTCCTATGAGGACAAGGCAAAGACGATAGATTCCGTAGAGAACCAAGATTGCCGTCGTTGAAAGACCCGCCGACGCCAGTGTATTGAGATCCATTCTTATACATATGCGGTGAAGATTACGACACCATCAGCACCATTACCTCCATTGTATCCATACGTTTCTTTTTCAGTGGCGAATACACTGGCTCCACCACCACCCGCTCCGTATGCGGTTCCAGCCAGTCCATCTTGAATAGTCTGTGTGCCCCCAGCTCCACCTCCACCGCCACCGCCGCCGCCACCGCCACCAGCCGCCACCACCACCCCCCCAAGACCTCCCGCAAATCCACCGCCATCACCGCCATTACCACCGACATCTCCGCCAAATCCAGTCCCATTTCCATCACCCGCCGATACGGACGGCAGTGTCGTGGACCACGCAGAACCGCCTCCACCATTACCAGCTCCGCCGTCGCCGCCCGCTGCCTTGACGCCCGCTACAATAATTCCACCGCCGCCTCCTTTTCCACCCGCAACGGTAATTGCTCCTCCGTTAAGTCCAGTTGACGAGTCAATTGAACACGCACCACCATCTCCGCCATCACCATTATTGATACCGCCATACTCACCACCATCTCCGCCCACTCCAACTTCAAGATCAATCACTTCGCCAGCAGACATAATCAACGTGATTGGAAACACAAGAGGTCCAATAGCAGCTTCTCCTTCACCTCCACCTCCGCCGCCAGCAGTGGAAACTGAATCAGTAGCGGGATCATAGATTTTTGAAGATGCTCCACCGCCTCCACCGCCACCTTTCATATACACTTGAACCCGAACGGGATCACCAGCTTCTTGACCCGCTGGAATAGGAACGGTATACGTATAAGTTCCCGCAGTAGGATACGTGAGCGTCTGTCCTCCACTACCTCCGCTTATTGATTGTAGATTGATTGTCTTTGCGTCAGCATCGGGCGTGATGGTGATAGTAGAATCACTACTGATTAGATTCATAACTCCATCCACCGCATTCAACGCAATAACGCCAGTGTTCACAAGGTCCCCTCCCGTGCGAGATAAACCCGTTCCCGTATTGATGTAGAGTGCGTTATCAACATCAACCGCGAGCCCAGACTCCGCAGCCAAGTTTACAGAAACAACGGGAGCAGCTGGATCTACTGAACTTACGACAATTCCAGTTCCCGCAACGACAGAGCCTACTATACCAGCTACCGCTTGTAGATTGATTGTATTTGCGACAGCATCGGGCGTGATGGTGATAGACGAATCACTACTGATTAGATCCACGAGTCCGTTCACTCCATTCACCGCAATAACGCCCGAGTTTTTTAGGACATTTCCATCAACAAATAGCCCATCTCCCGTGTTGATGAAGATTGCGTTATCAACGCTTAATGATAGACCAGCATTCGCATCCAGCAACGTAGAGACGATGGGAGCAGCTGGATCTGCTGAATCTACGCCGATTCCAGTTCCCGCAGTGATAGCGTTTATACCACCTCCACCTCCCGAACTTGTAAAGGTGATGGCTTGATTACCTACATCGGTCGTAATCGTTGTATTCGCTCCCGCAAAGAATTGTATCACACCCTCCGCTCCCGTGAGAAGCGTTCCATCCACATTGATCGTCGTGAGACCAGCAGTTCCCGCTGGACCTTGTGGACCCGTCTCACCGACATCGCCCTTTGGTCCCGTTTCTCCACTGGGTCCCGTCGCACCATCATTCCCCGTTGGACCCGTTGCTCCCGTTGAGCCAGCTCCCGCTGGACCCGTAGCACCAGCATTCCCCGCTGGACCCGTTGCTCCCATTGAGCCAACGCCCGTAGGACCCGTAGCACCAGCCGCTCCGTTCGTTCCGTTCGTTCCTCTGGGTCCCGTAGGTCCCGAAGGTCCTACTGGTCCGCCAGAAGGTCCCGTTGGTCCAGTAGCACCGCCCGATGTAGACCCAAGATTCGTCCAAGATGATGGATCAGCACTCGGCGGACGAGTTGAAGGAGCAAGATTGACCTTCGCTATGTATAGAATACTATTCTCTACCACTTGGTCGCCTACCACATAGTAAGCGAACTGACTCCAATTGGCGAAGGACATTTATGTATCTCTCACATTTGATTTCAAATACTCTACTCTCTCGTGTGATAGGATAGAAAACAGAATGCGTATTATTTGATGTAGATGATGTAGACCAAAACCTAAACTTTTCCTACGGAGGATCTCAATTGGCTCGGCGACTTTTTTTACTTTTTCATCTACATCATCTACATCAAAATAATAGGATAGAATAAAATAGTCCTTTAAGAACAATGCTGCGATTGATTACGTTATGGGCTGGTGTATGGAGTGCCGTTTCTACGCCTACTGCCCTTGTTTCGCCAACGCCGACGCAAACGAGGACGAGGACGAGGAGTGTGAGTATGAGTGCGACGGATACTCCTACGAGGACGAGATCGTGGAGCGGAACTGGACGTGGAAGTGGGACACCGACCCTAACGCACACGGGGACGGGAACGGGAACGGCAACCCGAAGTAGAGCATTGAGCGTGTCGCCGACGGATACGCATACCGCAACTGCGAGTCGCAGTAAGGGTATGAGTTTGACTCCAACGGGGACGAAACCTATAACCCAATCTCAAACGGAGACTGGAACGGATACTCTAACACAAACGGGAACCCAAACGGGAACGCCTACGAATACACTCACACAGACGCAGACGCAGACTGGAACGCCATCCCCGACAATGACGGCAACGAATACGCCTACGCAGACGCACACGCAATTCGGTGTTGCTCAACAACCAACGCCGACCGAGACTCCAAATACCCAATACATTGCGATCGGTAGTGTGATGGGGTGTTTAGTCTTGATGACCTTTGTAGCGGTTGCGATCCTCTACACCAATCGGCAGAAACGTTCGCTTCATTACACTCCCACGACGATGAACGCAGTGCCGATCGCCGACATTACGACTAACCCTATTTCCACGCGAGTTCTCTTTCCACCAGTCCAGCCACGAACTACTCCTCCTCCTCCCTTTCCTTCTATCCTTACTGGTTGAGAATGCGTGCGTGGTGGGCAGAGATGAGCCATTGTGGGTAGTGCTTGTAGACACACACCCACCGCCCTTGCTTTTTGAGATCACGGCAGTCGTCTTTGGTCATCCCGATGTGCGTTTTGAGTAGGTATGATAGAGCGTGGAAGGAGGTAGCCATTGGATACACGACGATGTGAGTGGCTTCGTTGAGGAGTAGGCGGGTTTTCTTGTAGTTGGTGAGGTAGTGAGACAAGCAAAGCATCGTTGTATTTGTGTGGCGACCCATCGTAGCAAGATCATCTATTAGTTTATGAACCACCTTTTCTGCGAGACCCGTGAGTGTCGTAGTCATCAAAGATCACACAACAATCTTGGAACTCGTCCAGCTCTGGGTAGTCGTCAATGAGAGTTTGAATA